TAAACTTACAGACTAAAGAAACATTAAAAGATATTGGAAGTAAAAAAATAAATGAGATTATAACTGGTGGACCAGAAGAATTTAATGATGGCCCTCCATGTTTACAAATGATTTGTAAAGAAATAGATGATAGTGGTAAGAAACTTAAAGATGAAAGAGATCGATTCTTATACAATTACATGGTCTTTGCTAAAAAGAAATTTGCTGAAGTGTGGGAAAAGAAAGTATTAGAAGCTGCCCGAAACTATATACAGTATGATGATATATGGGGAGATGAAAAAGTAAAAGAAAAAATTAAATATTGGAAGAATGAAACTAAAGGATTTAAATGTAGTGATTTACCAATCTCTGCGTATTGCGCCAAAGGAACCTGTTTAAAAAGAAAATTTGGTATAGGGAGTCATAGAAATACCACATGGCCTGAATTATCTGGACTTATAAGAATAAATTATAAACCAGAGCCAGAGTTTATGTTTGATGTTAATTTAGAAAGTGGAAAAGTAAAACAAATTCATGCTAAACATATTAAAAAAATTTCAGAGATGAAAGAAATGAGAGCCCTCATAGCAGAACAAACTGCTGTGTTTCCCCCTATTATAAAGAACGCTGAATACCAAGTAATCTTAGATGGACTTTGGGCGAGACTGGAAAACTTAAAACCTGTAGCTGGAACTAGTCCAATCGATATGCTTAAAAAATATATCATTGATTATGTAAATATGGCTAAAGCTACAACATTTGCTGCATTTAAAAGTGGAACCGTACACCAAGAGGAAGAGTTTTATTATTTTGATTATGATAAGTTCTACGAATATTTAAGAACAAATGAATGGAATAAAGATAGATCACGAACGGGTACAATGATTAAACAATTTTTTAAAGGAGACTTTGATTGTCAAAAAAGATTTCCTAAAAAAGAAAACAAAGATTCATTTCCACCATTAAGAGTTTTAAAACTGCCTATAGCAGATTTAGAAAAAGAAGAAATACCAGATGAAAAAATAACAATAGAAGATAAGGAGCACATAGTATGACGACACCAGTACCAAGTGTATCTGTATGCATGCCTGCATATGATACCATGCAAGTGGCAACATGTTTATCATTAGTTAAATTAATGGATAAATTTACAGCCGCTAAAATTAAATCCACACTCAACACTTTTAAATGTCCATATGTTGGATATGGCAGAAATGTATTAACAGCAATGTTTTTAGAATCAGGGATGGACTATCAATTATTTATTGATGCCGATATGGAATTTGAGCCCTCGGTTGTAGGAAGAATGATTGTAGCACAGAAAGATGTAATGTGTGTTCCATACAGAAAAAAGACTCAAGATCAGTCTGTAAAATTTTCTGTAGATTTTAAAGATCATCAGAACATTAATATTGATAATAAAGGCTTAGTTGAATTGACTAAAGGCCCTGCAGGGCTCACTTTGATTCATAGAAGAGTCTATGAAAAGTTAATGAAAGATCTCCCACATTTAAAAATAAAACAAAAAGAAATAATATCCGAAGAAGCCAATAATTATTTTTATAACTTCTGGGATACAACGTTTGATAAAGACGGCAACTGGTGGGGAGAAGATGTACATTTCTGTAATTTAATTAAGGGAGCTGGTTTTAAATTATACGCAGTTGCTGATGGGGAAACAACCCACATTGGGAATTTTGGATGGAAGGGTAAATTAGTAGATTCATTTAAAAGAGCCAATGGAAAAGATTCATAAAATTTACGGTCCACCAGGGACAGGTAAAACTTTTAGATTAATACGTAGAGTCAAAGCGTATGTAAGAACAGGTACACCTTATCACAAGATAGGTTACTTTGCCTTTACCAAGAAAGCTGCGGGGGAAGCGAGAAACAGAATAGGTGTGTCAGACAAGAAGGTTCCATACTTTCAAACTCTACACGCCTTCTGTTTTCATCTGCTTGGATTAACCGAAGATAAAGTTATGCAGCCCTATCATTACGAAGAGTTAGGTAAAATATTAAATATTCGTGTAAACTTTTCTGACAAATATAATGAAGAAGAGACTCATTTTCTCACCTGTAATAATCCCTACTTCCAATTAATTGGAAGAGCTCTTAATAGAAGAACCACCATACGAGAAGAGTTTGATAGAAACGAACATGATAAAAAAGAAATTGATTGGTATACTTTAAAACACATAGCTATAAATCTTAAAGAATTTAAAGAGAAGAATCACATCTTAGATTTTAATGATATGATTGAAATGATTTTAGATTTGCCTCCAGAGAAGATGCCCACTTTTAAAGCTGTCTTTATTGATGAAGCCCAAGACTTATCTCCTTTGCAATGGAAACTATATGATAAATTAAAAGATCATTGTGATCAAATATACTTAGCGGGTGATGACGATCAAGCTATCTTTGCGTGGGCGGGCGCTGATGTAAATAGATTTATAAATGAACCTGCAAAGGAAAGGGTACTTAGATACTCGCGTAGAATCTCTAGAGCCGTGCAACAGGAATCACAAATACCAGTGAGTCGTATAGCAGGCATCAGGAAACATAAAGAATACCTACCTAGAGCGCAAGAGGGTCTTGCGTCTACAATTAGTAATCTAGGTCAAGTTGATTTAACTAAAGGAAAGTGGCTTATTCTTACTAGAACTAAAAGTAATCTCTTGGAGATTATGAAAGAATTAAAAAAGAAAAATTTATATTATCAAAGTAATAAAGGAAAAAGTTTTAAAGTAGGTTTATATAATGCAGCCGTAGCTTATACTAAGTGGACTATTGAAGGAGCATTAGAACCTAAAGAAATAAATGAAGTAAGAGAATTTATTCCAGATGTAAAATGGAATAAAAAAATTCCGTGGTATGATATATTTAATGCGGATCAAAAAGAAATTTTATACATAAGAAATTTAATAGCTAGTAATGAAAGATTAAACGAACGTGCCCGAATATGGTTGTCAACTATTCATGCGGCAAAAGGAGGTGAAGAAGATAATGTAATTTTATCTTTACATCAAGGAAGTAAAGTTCAAAAAGGAATTAGATTAAGTATTGACAAACAGGATGAGGAGAATAGAGTGTGGTATGTTGGCATCACGAGAGCAAGAAATAATCTATATAAACTAAAAGCAAAAAAGAAAATAAAGGAGTATCAACTATGACACATAAAGATATATTTGATGACGCATTTCCCCAGGATAAACAGGTTGGAGGATCTCATTATAAAAAATTTACCATTCAACCTTATGAATTTATTTCAAAAAATGATCTCTCATTCTTTCAAGGCAACGTGGTGAAATATGTTTGTCGTTATAAAAACAAAAACGGTATACAGGATCTAGAAAAAATAATTCATTACTGTGAATTAGAAATTAAAAAATTAAAAGATGATAAGTAATATTTTTAAAAATATTAAAGAAATAAGTAAATATATTTTAAAACATAAAGTACCTAATTTAATATTTAAAGAATTAAAAAACTGTAAGAAGCATACAGATAAAATAAGAAAACATAAATTATCTTATTTACTTGAGCATCATAATGCAGGTCAAAACTCATACCAAGTGTCCGTGCCATTTAATTTAATTGAAGGGTCTTTTTTACAGAGTTATTTAATTTATTTAGGAGAACATTATAGATGTAAATATGAAAAACTTTTATTAAATGACACAAGACGCACTGTGTTCATGCGTAGAAACGAAAATCATTTTGATTCATACGATCTATGGATTAATTACACAGAAAAAAATTCTCGGAATATTTTACATAATCATCAAGGTAATTTATCAGGGGTGATTTATTTTACAGATTGTGAGGGCTCACCTATAATTTTTGAAAATAATTTTTCTTATGATGGTAAAAAAGGTGATGTTTTAATTTTTCCAAGTGCTTTTAAACATGAAGTAGAAAGACATAATAGTAAAAAAACAAGAATTAGTTTTTCATTTAATTTAGAAATCAAAGGAGTTATTAAAGAATGATATTACCACAAACTGAATGGGTACAGAAAACAGAATATCCAGATTTAAGATCGCATGATGAAATTGCAATTGACTTAGAAACAAGAGATCCAGATTTAAAAAAGAAGGGTTCAGGTGCTGTTATTGGTAATGGTGAAGTTGTGGGAATTGCTGTTGCCACATATAATGACAAATGGTATTTTCCTATTGCTCATGGTGAAGGACCTAACTGTGATAGAAAAAAAACTTTAGAATGGTTTAAAGATATTTGCGCATGCCCTGCTACAAAAATCTTTCACAACGCCATGTATGACGTTTGCTGGATACGCAATTTAGGTATAAAAATCAATGGTTTAATCGTTGATACTATGATTGCTTCATCTTTGTTAGATGAAAATAGATTTTCTTACACACTTAATACTTTGTCATGGCATTTTTTAAACGAAGGTAAAAGTGAGAAAGCTTTAACTGAAGCTGCAAAGGCAAGAGGATTAGATCCTAAAGCAGATATGTGGAGATTACCTGCGCATGAAGTAGGAGCATATGCAGAAAAAGATGCTGAGTTAACTTTTAAACTTTGGCAACATGTAAAAAAATTATTAATGGAACCAGATACAGATGGAAAAGATTTACAAAATATTTTTAATTTAGAGACTGATCTTTTTCCTTGCCTGGTTGACATGAGATTCCTAGGCGTTCGAGTAGATTCTCAACGAGCTCATACACTGAAGAAAGAATTAACAAGAAAAGAAGAAAGATTAATCCACCAAATAAAATTAGATACAGGAGTAGAAACTCAAATATGGGCTGCAAGATCGATTGAAAAAGTTTTTCAAAAGCTAAAGTTGCCTTACGAACGAACTGAGAAAACTGACTCTCCATCATTTACCAAAAACTTTCTGTCTAATCATAATCATCCTACAATTAAGATGATAGCAGAAGCTAGAAAAATAAACAAGGTCAATACAACTTTTATTGATACTATTTTAACCCATGAGCATAAAGGAAGAATTCATGCAGAGATAAATCAGATAAGATCTGATGATGGTGGAACGGTGACGGGAAGATTTTCTTACCAGAATCCAAACCTCCAGCAAATTCCTGCAAGAGATCCTGATACAGGTCCTTTAATTAGAAGTTTATTTATCCCTGAAGAAGGATGTAAGTGGGGTTGTTTTGACTACTCGCAACAGGAACCAAGACTTGTTGCACACTATGCATTACAATTTGGATTACCTTCCGTCAATCAGATAGCTGATGCATATGATACAGATTCTTCTACGGACTTTCATAAGATCGTAGCTGAAA